TGTTGGCAGGTGATCTATGCCGTTTGAAACCCCTTCGCTGCCGGTGCTGATCAAACGCACCCAAAGCGACCTGGCCGGCGATTCGCTGCGCCAGTCCGATGCGCAAGTGCTGGCCCGTACCCTCGGTGGCGCCGCTTTTGGCCTGTACGGTTATCTCGACTGGATCGCCGAGCAGATCCTGCCGGACAAGGCCGACGAGTCGACCCTGGAGCGCATCGCCGCCCTGCGCCTGAACCAGCCACGCAAACCGGCGCAAGTCGCCACCGGCAGCGTCAGTTTTACCGCGACCGCCGGTGCGGTGCTGGATGTCGACACGCTGCTGCAAGCGAGCGATGGCCGCACCTACAAAGTCACCACCGCGCGTACCACCGTCAATGGCAGCAACAGCACCACCATCGCGGCGCTGGATGCCGGCAGCCTGGGTAATGCCGATGGCGGTCTGGCGCTGACCCCGGTGCAGCCGATTACCGGTGTCGTCGGCAACAGTTTTGTGGTGCTCGCCCCCGGCCTCAGCGGTGGCGTAGCGCGGGAAAGTCTGGAGTCGCTGCGCTCGCGGGTGATCCGTTCCTATCGCGTGATCCCCCACGGCGGTTCGTCCAGCGACTACGAGACCTGGGCGCTGGAAGTGCCGGGCGTGACGCGGGCCTGGTGCCGTGGCGGTTTGCTCGGGCCGGGCACGGTGACGGTGTTCATCATGCGTGACGAAGACCCGCAACCGGTGCCTAACGATGAGCAACTGGCGGAAGTTCAGGACTACATCGAACCGCTGCGCCCGGTGACGGCGGAAGTGCATGTGCAGCGGCCGATTCAGGTGCCGGTGGTGTATCGCTTCAAGAGCGTCAATCCGGACACCACTGCCGTGCGCGCCGCCGTCGAAGCGCAGTTGCGCGACCTGCACAACCGCGAGGCCGATCTGGGTGTGCCGCTGCTGATCAGCCATATCCGCGAAGCCATCAGCAGCGCCGGCGGTGAGTACGATCACACGCTGACCGCGCCGGCCGCTGACGTGCCTGCCGGGCAAAGCGAACTGCTCACCTTCGGAGGTTGCGTATGGGGGGCATAAGAACCGCCGCGCAATACCAGACGCAACTGCGCGCGCTGCTGCCGAGCGGTCCGGCGTGGGATCCGGAGCGCGTGCCGGAGCTCGAGGAAGTGCTGCAAGGCGTCGCCGTCGAACTGGCGCGCCTCGACGCCCGCGCCGCCGACCTGCTCAACGAGATGGACCCGGCGGGCGTCAGTGAACTGGTGCCGGACTGGGAACGGGTGATGGAGTTGCCCGATCCCTGCCTGGGCGCCACACCGCTGTTCGACGACCGCCGCCTCGCCGTGCGCCGTCGTTTGCTCGCGGTGGGCAGTCAGGCGGTCGGTTATTACCTCGACATCGCCAAAAGCCAGGGCTACCCCAACGCGACCATCACCGAACACGAAGCCCCGCGCATGGGCCGCTCGCGTTTCGGCGCGGCGCACTGGGGCACCTGGGAAGCCCAATTCATGTGGACGCTCAACACCGGCGGCCGCTTGCTGCTCGGCCGGCGTTTCGGCGCGAGCTACTGGGGCGAGCGCTTCGGCGTTAATCCAGGGTCAGCGCTGGAATGTTTGATTCACCGCAGTGCGCCGGCGCATACCAAGGTGCACATCAACTATGACTAGGAAGGAGTGACGGGATGGATTATCCGAACAGTGTGCCCAGCGCCGGTCTGGTGAATGGCAAGTTTGTCGATGAAAACCCGCTGATGGGAACACCGGGATCGTTGATTCCGGCAGATTGGGGCAACGGTGTTACGCAGGAAATCATCAACGTGATCAAGGCCGGGGATCTGACTCCGGACGAGAAGAAATACGATCAGTTGCTGCAGGCGATTCAGAGCGTTTCGGCCAAGGGTTGGAATCTGGATTCGGCGTTGCCGATCGGCTCTTTGCCGACCGCGACGGTGGCGACGCCGGACGGTCGCCTGGCGATCACTCCGGCAGCGGTTTCCACGGGTGGCGGACGGGTATCGATACCGGCCGGTGTGCTGATCAGCCTTGGTCAGGAGGTGGTGGCCGGGCAGTTGGGGCGTGCGCGTACGTTCACCACCCAGGTCTGGAGCAGCCCCGATCTGCTGCCAAGCTCCGGTTACTTTTTGCGGGCGCAAGTCATAGGTGGCGTGCTGACTTTTTACATGCAGCGCGGCACGGTCTATGACGCTACCCCGGAAGGCTTGAAGGGCACGGTCAATGGTGCGGCGGGTGGCGGCTTCCAGTCGACGCCACTGGACCTTTGTCTGGCGTGGGTCGTCACGGCGGGGCCGGGTTCGATACCCACTGTCAGAGCCATCTACAACCGCAGCCGGTTGTCGTGGACGCAGACGGTCAATGGCAATGGCGTGGTTTATCTGCCACTTGATCCGCACGCCCGTGCGGCGCGGCTGGTGGTGGGTAACCCGACGCCGCATCCGACCGGGATTACCAGCGTGAACTTTGCACCGACCGGATGGTTGGGGGGTAACTACTGCTACCTGAACCCTACCGTCGGTACGTCCAACAACTGGGATGGCTGGGCAACGCCGGGTGGCGCGGCGCTGATTTTTTCCAGCAACGTGGTCAGCGATACAACGGTGTCGACATTGACCGCCAGCTTCGATCACAACGAATTGCGCTCGCTGTGGCAGGCCTATCAGGCCGAACACACCTGGGGCGCAGGCACTGCCGCCAGTGACGAATTGCTGTTCAGCATGGGGCTCAAAAGTGTCGGTCCGGCCGATTATGCCAATGGCATCGCGGTCAACTTCGCTGCGGCGGTGAACGTGAATTTTTCCTGGGAGTTGATCCGATGATCATCATTCAAGAGCTGCATCAGTTCGAGGAAGGCTTGCGTCCGGCCCAGCCGTCCAGTGCCCATGATTGGGATGGAGAAAAATGGCAGCTGAATGCCTCCAGAGTCGCTGAGCTGGAACTGCTGGAAGCCGAGCAGCTGTGTTCCAAAGTCGACGCGGCGGCTGACAGTGCACGCGCCGCTTTGGCCGGCGACCCGCTCAAAGCCATGGAGTATGCGCAGGCCGCTGCCGACGCGCAGGCTTATCAGAACGCCGGTTATCCAAAAAAGGAAGTGCCGTTGTCAGTCGCAGCATGGGTGGTCAAAGGTCGCACGGCCAAACAGGCTGCCGAGCAGATCCTGAGCAAGGCCGATCAGCTCACCGACCATCTGCTGACCCTGCGCACCTTGCGCCTGAAGGCCAAGTACCAGATCCGCGCGCACGCCGCCAAAGGCAATCTCGATCTGGCGCGCAGTGCTGGCGATGACGCATTGGCGGCGATTCGCGAACTGCTCGGCAGCGAAAACCGCTAGTCGCCAAAGGTTCTGCAGCACCCAAGCCCACTTCGCCGTGGGCTTTTTATTTTCAGAAAACAGACCGCTATCGGGCTCTCAGTAGTGAGCCTGACGACGCGGTTCATTTGTTATTTCAGAGGAACGAAAGACCTATGGATTATCCAAAGAGCGTCCCCAGCGTCGGCCTGGTCGATGGCCGCTTCGTCGATGAAAACCCGGTGGCAGGAACCCCGGGTTCGTTGATTCCAGCGGTGTGGGGCAACAGCGTGACTCAGGAGATCCTGAGTGTGATTACCGGCGGCGGTCTGGTGGCTGCCGAGGCGGATACCGGGCAGTTGTTCAAGGCGATTCAAGTGCTGATGGGCAAGAGCAGTCCAATGCGCTCGGTTATTACTCGTGTTGTTACCTCAAAACTGTTGAGTAGCGAAGAGCTTGGCCTGGTCTTGATCGATGCCAGTGCTGGTGCACTTAGCGTCAGTTTGCCGCCAGCGAACGCCGGTCTTGGGGTGCGAGACGTCATTGTGCGGCGTGTCGATAACAGCGGTAACCGCTTGGTTGTTCAAGGCTCGAGCGGTGATTTGATCAAGTTTCACACCCATTTGAATGCTTCGGGTTATCCGTTTCTCGCGTTGATGGGGGCAGGTGACTGGTGGCATCTGCGCAGCGATGCCGCGGGCAACTGGTGGCCTGTTGGTCGCCTGGATGGTTCGTCACTGGGGCACATCGCTTTTGAGACCACGTTGGCGGTATTACCTGGGGGGTACGCCGCGCTTAACGGTTCCCTGCTCAATCGTGCGGAGTGGCCGTGGTTGTGGGATCACGCGCAGCAGTCCGGCATGTTGCGAACTGAAGCCGACCGCGCAGGCGCATGGACTGCGGGAGACTGTGCTACGACCCTCCGCTTGCCGGAGGCTCGAGGCGAGTTTCTGCGTGTACTGGCCGAAGGCGGGTTGGTCGATGCTGGACGTACACCAGGCTCCTGGCAAAAAGGCTCGTTGGTTCAGGGGGACAACGGCATCGCCGACAATATCTTGTTCGCGACAAACATCATTTCCCAAAAGACCCAGTTGGGTTTCGATATGGGGAGCTACACCGATTATGCGGGCGCCACCGTCAAGTACATCACTCCTGCTGCGCCGATTACACCCATTCCAGACTCAGAACTGCTGAACCATGGTGGTATCACGCGTCCTCGAAACATCGCCTATCCGGGGCGTATCAAACTTATCTGAGGTGCCCATGTTTAATTATTTGATTGATCGTCTGGGCTGCTTGACTGGCCCTGTCGAGTTTGATGTCACTCCCGGTCTTGGTGTTCAACTGCCGAGTAATGCCGTTCAACTTTCATTCGAGTTGCCGCTGCCCGAAAGTGGTCGAGTGTGGACACTGGTCAACAATGTTCCTCGTGAGTTGATAGACCTCCGTGGTCCGGTTTACCGGACAGATGATGGAATAAAGCAGATCTGGACCGAACTGGGTGAATTGCCTGACACCCTCACGGCACAGCCATGGCCTGGTGAGTTCCACATCTGGCGCGACAGCGTCTGGGTGCTGGATGAGCAGGCTCGCTTGGCGAGCGTCAGACAACAATGTCTCGACCAGCGCGACGTTCTCCTTCGCGACGCCGTCCTGCGCATCGCGCCGCTGCAATACGCCGAAGACATCGGCGATGCCAACCATGACGAACTACTGCTGCTGATCGAATGGAAGCTCTACAGCGTCGAGCTGAACCGTATCGAAAAACAGGCCGGGTTCCCCGATGAAATCACTTGGCCGGTCGCCCCCGGCGCAGGCGTAGCCAGCTGATTGCAGCACAGGGAGCAATGCAATGGATTATCCAAAAAGTATTCCCGGCGTCGGCCTGGTCAACGGCGGTTTTGTCGATGAAAACCCGCTCGCCGGTTCCCCGGGATCGTTGATCCCCGCCGCGTGGGGCAACAGCGTCACGCAGGAAATTCTCAACGCGATCAAAGCTGCCGGGCTGACACCTGATGAAGCCAGGACGGATCAGTTGGCAACGGCCATCGGTGCGCTGGTCGACTTCAGCAAACTGAAAAATACCCCGACCACGTTGGCCGGGTACGGCATCACCGATGCGGTGGGCCGGTTGTTGGCGGTCCGGCAGATCGAGGCGGTCGGGATCACGGTTTACAAACCCAACCCGAGAGCCAAACGAATTCGTGTGCGGCTGGTAGGGGCAGGTGGTTCGGGTGGCGGCTGTGCGCCCATCGCTGCGACGTATCAAGGCATCGGTGGCGGTGGTGGGGCGGGCGCTTATGGCGAGAGCCTGTATGACGTCACGCCGGAAATGCTCGCCGGTGTGCCTGTTTCGCTGGGCGCCGGTGGTGCCGCCCGCAATGCGGTCGGCCAAGCGGGCGGCGGCGCTTCCTTTGGTTCATACGTGAGTGTTTCTGGCGGTATGGGCGGACAGACGATTTCGGTCCTGACCGGAGCGGGTGCGTCCGGTTTTGTACAAGGCGGAGCGGGAGGCCAGACGGTGATGGGGGGCAACCTCTGCAGTGCGCGAGGTATCCCCGGTACTTATGCGATGTACAACTCCAATTGGGGAGTGCTTTGCGGAGGCGGCGGCCCGAGTCCGTTTGATGGTGGTGGCCCACTGGTGGGCGTGAACGGCAACGGCGTCGCCGGCGTTCGAGGCTCAGGCGGCAGCGGTTCTTGCTCGGTCAACGCTTCAGCTTCAGTGGTTAGCGGTGCTGGCGGCAACGCCTTCTGTGAAATCTGGGAGTACGAGTAATGGCCCGTTATGCACGAGTGGAAAACGGTGTCGCGGTCGAGGTGATCGACACCGGTGACTACGCGATCACCCAACTGTTTGCTCCCGCTTTCGTCGAGACGATGGTGCAGGTGCCGGGCGACATGCAGATCGAAATCGGCGCGCCCATCGGTGAACTGCGCCCTGAGATTGCAACGTTGCCGGCAATGGAAAGTCCGGCCGTTACCCATGAAACCGTTGTCGCGGAGCAAGAGCCTCTGGCGGCCGCGCGCACTTGGCGCCAGTCCAGCCTGGCAGCCACCGAATGGTGGGTGACACGGCATCGCGATGAGCAGGAACTGGGGCGCGGGACGACGCTCAAGGCTGCGCAGTATCTGGAACTGCTGGAGTACCGCCAGGCGCTGCGCGACTGGCCTGATTCAAGT